GCATAGAGGAGGCAATCCGCATGGACCAAATTGAGGGAGGTATGACAGGGCAGTACAATGCATCTATCACCCAAAGACTAAACAACCTAACCGAACGTGTGGACACCACCACCAAGGGAGAAAAAATAGACAGCATCAAGGTAACCATTGTCAAGCCGGATGCAGATTGAGTTCATGTGTGCAGTGGTAGAGGATTACATCTACAGGATGAAAGGAGTACAGGTAAGGATAGATAGAAGAGCAGTAGCTGCAGATGGCAGGCAGATGGCTATGTTAATGAATGCATACCAAATAGCACATGGAGATAAAGAGCACAGTAATCTTTGAGAAAAACTACGCAGCACTCAATGACCAGGGCATTAGGTTTGTGATTAATGAGGGTGGCTCCCGTTCATCCAAGACATACAGCCTATGTCAGTTAGTTATCATCTACTGCCTGCAGAACAACAACAAGGTAGTTAGTATCATCCGTAAGACATTCCCTGCTTTGAGGGCTACAGTGCTCAGGGACTTCATTGAGATACTCAAGGAACTCAACATCTACTCAGTGGAGGACCACAATAAGAGTGAGCACATCTACACATTCCCTAATGGTAGCATAGTGGAGTTCTTTAGTGTGGATGATGAGCAGAAGATAAGAGGTCGGTAAAAGAGACATAGCATGGTGCAACGAAGCCAATGAGCTGTACTTCGATGACTTCACTCAGCTGAACATGAGAACGGAGTCTAAGCTAATCTTTGACTACAACCCGAGTGAGTCAACCTCATGGCTGTATGAGCTACCAACTGAGGAAAGCATCCTCATCAAGTCAACGTACAAAGATAACCCATTCCTACCTCAAAGCATTAGATCACAAATAGAGGACCTCAAGAGAACGGATGAGGCACTATATCAAATCTATGCATTGGGTGAGAAAGCAATCAGCAAGAGTAACATCTACTCTAATTGGTCATTCATACCTCATCGTCCTGCTAGGTTTGTCAACTATGTGTATGGGTTAGACTTTGGATACAATCACCCGACTGCACTCATGCGTGTCTATTGGTGCGACAATGACATCTACATTGAGCCTGTGATATATGAAAGCTACCTGACTACACCAATGCTCATAGACAAGATGCAGAGCTTCAACATTGAAAAGACCGTTACCATTGTAGCAGACTATGCTAGACCTGAAATCATAGCCGAGCTAAACAACGCAGGGTATGACGTGCAGAATGCTAACAAGGTAGTCAAGAAAGGGATTGACAACATCAAGACATTCGGGGTCCTATGCCAGGATGATAAGGCACTCAAGAAAGAGTATGAGAATTACAAGTGGAAAAAAGTAGGAGACATGATAACCGATGAGCCGGTTAAGATGTTTGATGATGCCATGGATGCAATCAGGTATGCCACTACTCACATCCGACAGGAGTACTATACGGATGACAGCTACTACGCATTTTAGAAACACTTTGCCTGCATAGATTAATATAGGTATGGCAATGACATTAAAGGCTGCACCTCAGCGACTCACTCCAGCATACAATCCTGTCAAGTATCTATATGACAGCACCAACAAAAACCTAGCAGGGTTTAAGTATATCTTTGAGGTGTATCAGTCAGGTACTGCTAATCAAATAGCAGAGTACAGGGTGCTACCTCTTTACTCTACAGGGTACGGTGAGATTGACCTAACCAAGTTGCTACAGGCCAAGGTTAGCTTTGACCTTAACTCAACTAATGACTCATCCTATGCTGCACCTAACAGCTACTACAAATATGACCTTAAGGTTGGTGAGGAATATCTAACCACTACCTCATTCACTTCAGCCATGACTCAGTACACCACTGCACCCTATGCAGGTACGGTCAGGTTGAACGGCACTAACACATTTGCTGTTGGTGATCAGATAGTCTTAACACAAACAGGAGCAGGTACATCCAATGCTAACTTTGATGGACTCTACACTGTACTTGTTGCTACCGGTACATACATTGTTATCAACTTCCTTTGGAGTTCAATCACCAATGCAAACAAGGATGTGGCTATCACCTATGCAGATGGGAGAAAGACCACCACATACAATATCATTGACGACCTGAATAACTATGTGTTCAATGGTGCACTGCCTTGGACTCAATGGCCGTCATGGGATGAGAACCAGTACTATCTGCAAACATCATCCGATAAGTTATTGACCTCATGCCCTGTTACTAACTTCTACTGCACCCTATCTCAAGACCTTTGGATGAATGCAGTATATCAAGCTGCAGGTATAGGTACTCACAAGATAGTATTCAAAAATGATGCAGCTGAGATATTTGAAAAGACTCTGCTAGTCAATGACTATATCACAGGCAACGCAGTAGGTCCTAACAACCTAGGAACACTGACACCAATCATAGGCTCACTACCATTGATTAAGCCAACCACTGAGTACTATGATTATTACTATGAGTTCAATGGTAACCAGGTTACTCAATCTTACCGAGTGAACATAGATCGCAGAACACAAAGTCAAGAGTATAGTATCATATTCCTAGACCGCTTTGGCTCATGGGGTAGCTTTGCATTCACAGGAGCAGTATATGAAAAGGGTGACGTAACTCGTGAGCAATACAACATGGATGTGCAGGGTAAGATAGCAAGTGGTGAATGGACATATGACCTAACCGAAAGAGGGTACATCAACAGCTATGTGATGGTAGAGAACACCATTCAACTCAATACTAATTGGATGACTGAGGAGATGGCTACCTACTTCACTGAACTAATCAGCTCACCTTACACTTACTTTAAGATAAGCAACTATGATGAGAGTTGTGATATACCGGCAAGTACTGAGTACATCAGTTGCAACATAGTGGACACCAACTACGAGTACTACAAGCAACGGAACAAAAATCTAATCAAGCAAAGCATTACAATCAAGCTTGCTAACAACGACATGGTCAATGGTTAGGATACAACTAGCAACAGGATACCTAGATGTTAAGGAGGGTACAGCATTCCCCTTGACATTTCAGGTAGGAGACATCAGGGATATTAGTCAAAGAAAAGGTAACTTCTCTAAGACTATTACATTGGTAGGCAGCAAGAACAACAATGACCTACTCAACCATTACTACGATGTTAACATCCAAGCAGGAACTTTTGACATCAACGCAGTGACTACCTGCTCAGTTATTCAGTATGGAATACCTGTCATGGAGGATGCAAGCCTACAGCTCACAGCCATTAAAAAGGTACAGCTCACTGAGCAGTATGAGGAGCATGTTGAGTATGAGGTATTGGTCAAGGAAAGCAAAGCCGATTTCTTTACAGCCATCAATAACCTTGAGCTAACCGATATAGACTTCAGTGACCTCAACCATACATACGATGCATTCAATGTGGTGAATAGGTTTACCAATACTGAGGTGGATGGCTTCAAGTACTTCCTCCCTGGAAGTGGAGATGCATTCTACAGCACTCAGGAATTCAAGCCTGCTATCTTTGCTAAGACTTACTTTGACCGTATATTCCAAGGTGCAGGGTTTACATACAGTTGGCCTGACTTGGTAGATGATAAGTTTGACAAGCTAGTCATTCCTTACAATGGAGATACGGATAACTTCGACTATGCAGATTATACTGTCAAGGCTAACTCAGGACCCAACACATACACCGGTCAGTTTTGGGCAGGATACAGTGAAATGCCATTGCCTCAAACAATCACAGCATGGACTGAAACCGAGGACCCTCAAAACATATACAATCCTATTACGGGTGTGTACAGTACCCCATTCAATATAAGCAGTAACAACTCACAGCAGTACGACTACAATATCACTATACAGTATGAGCTGAGGCTAGTGAACTCTTCAGGTGTTACGCTGTACTCAGGAACAACTACTCAAGCGACACCTACATTCTATAGACCACAGCTGTACCTCACACGCAATGGTGTGGTATCCTCTTCGGTTAACCTATACACCAACCCTGCACCTTTGAATGGTAGCCCTGCGGTTACCTATGCAGTTCAGTGTCCTGCTTCAATACCTAATGGTACGACAACTATCTTGAGTCAAACGGCTATATGCACAATGGCATTGACTGCACAAAACTTACCACAGCTATCTCAAGGTAGGCTAGCAGTAAGATGTCCTAGAGAACTGTATGCAGCACCCAATCAAACAGCATTAGCACCTGCGTGGAGAACAGGCTCAGCTACAGGTCCTGCATGTGCCTCAGGTCAAATCAAGCTTCAGTATGTAGTGACTAGCATTGACATAAGTATCACACCATCCAACAACATTGTGGCCATCGGTGGTACTATTGATGTGAATGACTATGTGCCACAAAAGATAAAGCAGAATGACTTTGTTAAGGCTATCTTTAACATGTACAACCTCTATGCAGATGTAGATAAAAACCAACCTAATCAGCTCAACCTAATCCATAGGGATGCATACTACGATGCAGGCAATGAGGTAGATTGGACCTATAAGCTAGCCAAAGACCAGGAGCAGTCATTGTCATTCTTACCTGAACTAACAAGTAAGAAATTAATCCTAACATACACACCTGATACGGATAGCCCTAATGCTACGTACACTACAGCTACCAATCAAATCTACGGACAAGCAGAGGTAGTCTTTGACAATGAGTATGTAAAGGATGTAACCACTAAGCCTGTATTGTTTGGACCTACTCCAATCATCCGTACCCCATTCGGTGCATACGTTGGCATGATTGCAGGACAAGCACCTAAGACTAACATCCGTATCATGTACGACAGTACAGCTGATATAGGATTGAGCACCTGTTCACCATACCACATCTATGACTATGGTACAACAGGTATGACAGGTGTAACTACTTACCCGTATGTAGGTCACTTTGATAACCCCCTCAATCCTACTTGGGATCTAAACTTCTCGGTGTGTTCATTTTACTACTACCAACCATTAAGCCTAACTGACAATAACCTATACAATAGATATTGGAGGCGGACCATGGGGCAGATTAATAGCGGTAAGATGTTGACTGCATTCTTTAATCTCAAGGACACTGACATCCAAGCTATGAAACTCAATGACAAGATACGCATTGACAATTCATGGTGGAACATTAACAAGGTTATTGACTACGATGCTAATGCCAACAAGCTCACACAGGTAGAACTTATCTCAGTGGATAGTGAGGTGAACTTCATGCCATTCATTAATCCATTCGGAACACCAGGTGTTGGACTTCCTAACATCTCAGCAATTCAGCAGGTAGCTAACAGCACAGTGGTTAAGACCAAGAGCATGAACAGCAACGTGCTTACAGGTGGGGGTATGATTGGCGATGTAGTCAACCGAGGCAATGTAGTACCTGGAGGGCTTAGAGTTATGGTAGCTACTGAGGGCTACTCAGTTGAGGATGATGGTATAGTTACGGACAACCTAGTGGTAAGGGGCAGAATGAACGGGATACCTGTTGACCCATCT